GAAAAAGACTACAAAGAAAATGCAGGTTGTTAAAAAAACTAAAGGAAAGACAGGTGCAGCTTCTAAAGTAAAATCTAATAAAAAAAATAAAAAAGATTCTTTTGATGAAGCATTAAAGAAAAAAGAAGGGGCAAAGAATTTTAATAAAAAAAATAAAGATGCCACTAATCCAAGAAGTCCAAAGAATAAAAATAAAAATAAAAATACTACTAAAAATAATACTACAAAGAAAGTAGATGATAGTAAGCTTGTAAGTAATGTTAATAAGCCTCCTGTAATCGCTCCTAAGCTTAAAAAAGCAGCAAAGGTAGGAGCAGGTATAGTTCTTACAGGATTAGCAATACCACCTATTTCTAAATTTTTGAACAATGCGTCTAAGTCTAAGGGAAGTGAACCTTCTAATTTTGCTGCAGCTTTTAGAAAAGCAAGAAAAGAAAAAGGTACAGACTCTACTTTTACTTACAAAGGTAAGCAATATAGTACAGTAACAATGGATGAAGTTAAAAAAGCAGGATTTAATACTCTTCGTGAGTATTTAAATGCTAAGAAAAAGAAGTAATGGCTTTATCAGACGCAGAAAAAAAGAAAAACTTTTTAAAAAAACACGGATTACCGGGTTTTAATAAATGTGTAATACGTTCTGAGGGCGGTAAAAAAGGAAAAGTAGGTATTTTACTAAATGGAAAACCTAAATTAATCCGTTTTGGTGATGCTTCTATGGGTCATAACTATTCTCCTGAAGCTAGAAGGTCTTTTAAAGCACGTCATGCTAAGAATATTGCACGTGGAAAGATAAGTCCTGCGTACTGGGCTAACAAATGTTTATGGGCAGGTAAAGGGGGTAGTACAAAATCACCCCCAAAGCACCAAAAACACAAAAAAGGGGTATAATTTTAATGACAAGTAGTTTATATGTATGTATAATAGAAAATAGGTGTTAATAAGTTATGTTTAATATTGACAAACCTAGAAAAACAGAACTCTCAGACCAACAAAAGAAGTTTCTAACAGTATTATTTGGCGAAGCTAATGGTAATGCTAAACAAGCTGCAGAAATAGCAGGTTATTCTGAGTCATACTACCCTGATTTAGTTAAAAACTTAAAAGAAGAAATTATTAATCGAGCAGAAGAAATATTAGCCGCTCATTCTCCTAAAGCTGCACTCGGAATGATTCATGCTTTAGATGAAGATGGCTCTACTCCGGGAGTCAATATTAGAATGGAAGCTGCTAAACAAATTTTAGATAGAGTAGGTGTCTCTAAAAAAGAACGTATTGATATGAATGTCAAACAAGCAACAGGAATATTTATTTTACCACCTAAAAATGGAACAGCAGGAACAGCAGAATAATTATCAAAGACGGAAAAGACGAGCAAGAGTTATCCCTTTCGGATATAAAGTCGACGAGAATGACCCTGAGTATCTTGTCCCTGTAGAATCAGAATTAGACGCATTAAAAGAAGCAGAAAAATATTTAAACAATTGCTCGTATAAGGAAGTTGCAGAATGGTTGATGAGAAAGACAGACAGGAAAGTAACGGGCATGGGATTACGCAAGATTCTAATGAGAGGGTGGTAGAACCACCAAAACCTAAAGCCAAAGGTCGAAAAAGAAAAGTTGCTACTCCAAAAATTTCAGAGTCTGTAGCCAAAGCAAAAAAGTCTGCTACAGAATCTCTAACTCATTCTTACAAACAAGTAGAAAAAGCTAGAGAAAAATATAAAGCTGAACAAGAAAAGTATAAAAATAAAAAAGAAAAACTAAAAGATTTAGACAATGCTTTAGAGGGGAAAGTTTCTACAGTCTTAGAAACAACACAGATTGAAGAAACGACTCCTAATATACAAAAAGTTTTAAAAGAACGAGAGGTTATTTTTGAACCTAATGAAGGACCTCAAACAGAGTTTCTAGCTGCACCTGAACGTGAAGTATTTTATGGTGGTGCAAGAGGTGGTGGAAAATCTTATGCGTTATTAATTGACCCATTAAGATATTGTCACAAACCTGCTCATCGTGGTTTGTTTATCAGACGTACGATGCCTGAATTAAGAGATATTATTAATCACTCTCTTAATCTTTATCCTAAAGCTTATCCCGGTGCAAAGTGGAGAGAGCAAGAAAAGGAATGGAGATTTCCTTCAGGTGCTAGAATAGAGTTTGGATACGCTGAGAATTTAACTGATGTTTTACGTTACCAAGGTCAATCATATACTTGGATTGGAATAGATGAACTACCTCAGTATCCAACCGAAGATATTTATAATTTTCTTCGGTCTTCTTTGCGAAGTGTTGACCCTGATATACCCGTGTATATCAGAGCAACAGGTAACCCCGGAAACGTAGGTTCTCATTGGGTAAAGAAAATGTTTGTTGAACCCGGTGAACCTAATAAAGCCTTTAATGTAGAAATACCTACAATGGCAGGAACAAAATCCATTACCAGAAGATTTATCCCTGCAAAGCTACAAGATAATCCTTACCTAATGCAAACAGATGATTATCTAATTATGCTTTCTTCTTTACCTGAAGTTCAGCGTAAACAGTTTTTAGAAGGTGACTGGGATGCATATGAAGATTCTAGTTTTCCAGAGTTTAATCGAGATATTCATGTATTAGATAATTTTGAAATACCTAATAATTGGATGAGATTTAGAGCAGCAGACTGGGGTTATAGTTCTCCCGCTTGTTGTTTATGGTTTGCAGTAGACCACGATAATGTGATGTATGTTTATCGAGAACTATATACACAAAGAATTACTGCAGATGAGTTTGCAAGACAAGTTATGGATTTAGAATATGGTGAATATATTCGTTATGGTGTTTTGGACTCTTCTACTTGGGCTAACAGAGGTGACATTGGACCAAGCATTGCTGAAACAATGATTAAAGAAGGTTGTCGATGGAGACCCTCTGACCGTAGTCCTAGAAGTCGTGTTAGTGGTAAAATAGAAATCCACAAACGATTAAAGATAGATGAAGATACAGGTGAACCTAATCTATATATTCTTAATAACTGTAAAAATTTATTAAGGACTTTACCGATGCTACCATTAGATAAAAGCAATAGTGAAGATGTAGATACAAAAGCAGAAGACCATGCATATGATGCTTTAAGATATGGTTGTATGAGTAGACCCGTTCATCCTCATAGCTTACAAACCCATTCACCTCTATCAAGAGAACAAAAGTTTAAACCAGTAGATGAAGGATTTGGATACTAAAAAAAATATTAAGATAGGATATCGAACATACGCTATCGAAAAAAATGATAAAGTATGGAATAAACAAACAGAATCCTATGGACAGTTTCTTTCTAAAGAAGGTATTATTTGTATGTCTTCTGAAGAAGATAGCATATCACAAGCGAATACATTGTTGCATGAGATACTCCACGGTATTGTGTATCAATGGGGTCTAGAATCCGAACTTGATGATAAAGAAGAACGAGTAGTCAATACATTAGCAAATGGATTAACAACAGTTTTTCGAGATAACCCGTGGTTAATAAACTTTATAAAAAATAAAGTTGAGGAGGAAAAAAAGAATGATGAAAAAAAGTGAAATGAGCAAAGAGATTTCCACTGAATTAGGTAAAACTTACAAGCAAGGTGAGTTAAGTTCTGCTGCTGATGGTGCTGTTAAAAACAGTCTATTAACACAGGGCGGTGCATTTCCTGCAGATGCTTATGCTGAAGGTAATGTTGCTTATCCTAAACAAGGTAAAAGCGAAGTCGATGCATCTATCCTTAAAAAATATTCTCAAGGTGACCTTGCAGAATAATATTTAATGAACATAACGAACGATATAGATACAGGCGTTGATACTTCAGCATCACTAAAAGATGAAGAAGTAGAACTGCAGGGTTTAGGTGCTTTAGTAGAAGAAAAACTTAAGGTATCGGAAGATGCAAGATTATTTGACGAGAAAAGATGGTTAAGAGCATACAGGAACTATAGAGGAATCTATGGTCCTGATTTAGCATTTCGTGAAAATGAAAAGTCTAAAGTATTTGTTAAGATAACAAAAACAAAAGTTCTTGCTGCTTATGGTCAAATAATTGAAGTTTTATTTTCTCAAGGAAAGTTTCCTATTGGTATTGAACCAACAACAATGCCAGAAGGTGCTTCTGAATATGCACATCTAAAACCTGATGGTCAACAACAACAGCCTGAAAGCCCTTATGGTTTTCCGGGAGATGGAAAAGAAATAAAACCCGGCACAACCATTAATGAAATATTAGGCGGCTTAAAAGATGAATATGGTTCGTTACCTTTTGAAGAGGGGGCAGCCCCTGACTTAAAATCCATGCCACAAATAGAACCGGCAAAGTTGGCATCGGAGAACATGGAAAAAATGATTCATGACCAATTAGATGAATCTTTAGCTACAACTGTATTACGACATATTATTTTTGAAATGACTTTGTTAGGAACAGGTATTTTAAAAGGTCCTTTTAATTATGAAAAAAAATTACACAGTTGGGATAGAAGTGAAGATACAGATGAATTATTTTATAATCCAAAAACAAAACTAACTCCTAAAATAGAGGCAGTTAGTTGTTGGGATTTTTATCCTGACCCTAACTCAACATCTATTGAAGATTGTAATTATGTTATTCAACGACATAAACTTACAGCTTCAGATATGCGTGATTTATTAAATAGACCTTTCTTTAGAGAGAGTGCAATTAAAAATTGTATTGAAGCAGGTCCTAACTATCAACAACGTAGCTTTGAAACTGCATTATATGATAGAGAAAATCAAGCAGATTATGAGCAAGATAGATTTGAAGTATTTGAGTATTGGGGAAAGATGGATGCTCAACTTGCAGAAGAAGCAGGTTTAGAAATTAATCCTGATGAAGTCGATGTTTTAAATGAAGTAGATATTAATGCTTGGGTATGTAATGGTCATATTTTAAGATTAGTATTAAATCCATTTACACCATCAAGATTACCTTACATGGTATGTCCTTATGAAATAAATCCGTATCAATTCTTTGGTGTGGGCATACCTGAAAATATGGATGACTCTCAACAGATTATGAATGGTCATGCAAGAATGGCTATTGATAACTTAGCACTAGCAGGTAACTTAGTGTTTGATGTTGATGAGACAATGTTAGTCCCCGGACAAGATATGTCGGTATATCCCGGAAAAATATTTAGAAGACAAAGTGGTCAAACAGGTCAAGCTATTCATGGTTTAAAGTTTCCTAATACAGCAAATGAAAACTTAATGATGTTTGATAAGTTTAGACAACTAGCGGATGAGTCAACAGGAATACCTTCTTACTCACATGGACAAACAGGTATTCAATCAACAACAAGAACTGCTGCAGGTATGTCTATGTTATTAGGTGCTGCAGCTTTAAATATTAAAACAGTTATTAAAAATATTGATGATTATTTATTAAGACCATTAGGTGAATCTTTATTTGCATGGAATATGCAATTCAATAAAGACACTAATAAAATTAAAGGAGATTTAGTCATTAAAGCAAGAGGTACATCTTCTTTAATGCAGAAAGAAGTAAGGTCACAAAGATTAATGACATTTATGCAAGTGGCATCAAATCCTGCACTAGCACCTTTTGTAAAGTTTCACACAATACTTAAAGAGATTGCTAAGTCAATGGATATTGACCCAGAGCAAGTTATTAACGACCCGGAGAAAGCAGCCTTGTATATGAAAATGATGGGAGGTCAGAATGAAACTCAATCAACTGGGAATGTTGGTGGAATCCCCGGCATGGGCGGTGCTGGAGGAATACCTGCAGGAGCAAATCCAAACGACCCAACGGGCGTTGGAGGTGGCAACATTGGAACTGGAAGTGTTCCGACTGCAGGGGAAACTCAATTCTCTTCGCCAAATATTAGCCCTGAAGGAACAGGTGAATAGAAAATAAAATGGCAGAAACAAAAACAGCAGAAGTATTATCTCAAGAAGTAGAGAAAAAAGATTTTGGTATATACAACCAAGGTAGAATAAAACTTAATTACAATGAGGAAACTCAAGATTGGTCTGAACAATATGAACCAGTTAAAGGTTATAAAATGTTTATACCTCCTGTTCCTCAACAAGTTAAACTACCTACAGATGTAACAGTACCAGAAACTCCTGCTGCTGATATGCCTACTACAGAAATTACTCAACCTGCTGAACCAATTGTACAACGTAGAGATTCTGGTGAAAGTGCAGGGGAAAGACGCAGAAGAGAAGACATGGAAAGATTTGGTCCGGGTCAAGACCCAATGCAAACAGCCAATAGAATAGCCAGTATCTTTACACCCGGTACAGAGCAATATAGTTACTATAAATCTATGGGTGCTTTAGATTTAAATGAAAATGAATTAAAAGTTAATTTCGATATGATTGATGAAAAAGGTGGTTATGGATTACCTTCATTACTAGGTGGAACACTAAAATTTGCAGAAAAAGATATTATTCAAAACACTATTAATAAATTACGTTATGCCGGTATTATAGAAGGCTCTGAAATAGAAGACTCAAAGGGAATGTATACGTTTAATGTTAATAAAGATAAATTTAATAGTTATGTAGAAAATGCTCCTAAAGTAGCAGATTTACTAAGAGGTAATAGAGAAATACTAGAGCAGCTTGGTAAATTAGATAGAGATGAAGTAGATGAGTTTGTTGCTGATATGGCAATAGGTATGGCTGATGATAATAAAAGAAATGTTATTGAAAATGCATTACAAGGAAAAACAAAAGGTGCAGCAGCAGCTTTAATTGCTTTCCAAACAGGCGAGGAGTTAGACTTAAATAAAAAAGGTTTCTTCGGTAATAATTTCTATAGTGACCAATTTAAAGAAGACTATAATAGAACTTTACAACAATTACAGCAAACACAAGAAGAAGAAGTTCCTGAAGAACAACCCTCGGATATAGACGTACGAGAAATAGTATCAGCTAGAAAAGAAGAACAAAGACAACAATCAGATTCTATGAAAAAAACATTTGATGCTTTAGTGGAACAAGCTAAAAAAGCAGATGACCCTCAAGTTAAAACTTCTTTATTAAATCAAGCATCAGCTTATTCAGGTGCAGGAGATATAGCAGAACCTACAGAAGATGGAAAACAATTTCCTTCTAGTTATGGAGGAGTATATCAAGGAGATACTAAAAAAACTAAGACATCTTCTGGAAATAAATCTTCTCAAGGATTAACATCAAAACAAAAAGAAGCAATAGCTGGTTCTTCATCTAATAAATCATCAAACAGGTTTACAAAAAGAGCAGCACCTGTAAAGAAAACATTAACTGGTGGAAAGTTAGCTGGAACAAAAGGCTACACCAGAGGAAGATAACAAGTTTCTACTAACGTAGGAAAGCACTAGAATTTCTCTAGTGTTAAAAAGGGCTACCTAGGATAACCTAGCCCCCTTATTTTTTACGACAAAATAAGAGCTACCTGTTACCATTCGCAGCCCTCGTAACTTAAAGGAGTTATTCATGAATGAAGAAGAAAAGCAAACTGAAGTTATTGAGGAAGGCAAAGAATCAACACCCGTTGAGACTAAGTCTGAATCATTAGCAAGTCCAAAACCTTACAAGAACAAAGACCGTGAGGATGTTTGGAAAGACGATGAACCCAATAACGAACAGAGTGCAGCTACCGTTGACAAGGACACCGAAGAAACATCTAAGGCTACTCCGGATGAACAACGCCCTGCAAGTGCTGAAGAGAAAGTGTTTAAGAAACGCTATGACGACCTTAAACGCCATCACGATTCGACTATCGGAAAGCACAAAGATGAACTTTTAAGACTTAAAAAGCAAGTCGAGGAAGCTACTAAAAAAGCCTATCTTCCACAAATGTCTAAAGATGAATTAGATGAGTGGAGAAAAGATAATCCTGAGATGTATGATGTTATGAAAACATTAGCATATGAGGAAGCTGATGAAAAATCAAAAGCTGTTGAAGCTAAATTAGAAGAGATTAAAAATGCTCAACTAAACTTAGCAAGAGAAAAAGCAGAAGTGGAATTATTAAAATTACACCCTGACTTTTATGAAATCAAAGGCAGTGATGAGTTTCATGAGTGGGCTGATAAGCAAGACGACATGATTAAAGGTTGGTTATACAATAACTTTGATAATGCGAAACTTGCTGCTAGAGCAATTGATTTATATAAGATGGACTCAGGTTTATCTAAAAAAGCAAAAGTATCTAGTGCAGAAGCTAAAATAGAAGCAGCGAAAGCTGTTACTAAAACTCGAACTGGCGATGAAAACAAAATGAAGGAAAAGAAAGTTTGGAGTTTAAAAGAAATTTCAAAACTTAAACCTCATGAGTTTGATAAGTTAGAAAAGGAAATCGACACAGCTAAACGAGAAGGAAGAATCACATCTTAACTAATAACTAATATCAAATAAGGAGAAAAAAAATGGCAGTATCAAGAAGTTCCGGTTACGGAAATTTGCCTAATGATAATTTTATCCCACAGATATTTAGTCAAAAGGTTCAGAAATTCTTCAGAAGAGCGTCTGTTGTTGAAGATATCACAAACACAGATTATGCCGGAGAGATTGAAAATTTTGGCGATACTGTAAAAATTATCAAAGAACCTGTAGTAAGCGTACAGTCTTAC